TCAGCCTGACATTCTCGATATCAAGAACCCTGTCCAACTTAAGATGACCCATCTCGGCAAGGATGCGTGGGACTACATGCACGACAACGGCATTAGCAACCGCAACATCATGGATGAGGTTGGTGGACTTGGGGAACATAAGGTGTTTGAGGGTGTGCAGAATGCCGCTGGCAGCCTGATTGCTCTATCGGAGAAGTTCCTCCGCACTAACACCTTCCTGCAGATGGCCCACCATTTGGATCAGAGTGGCAAGTTCAAGACCCGCGAGGCTCTGTTCCAAGCTGCCGAGGAAGCAACCAACAAGAGCATGGTGGACTTCCGCCGTGAGCAGCGTGCCATGGCCTTCTCCAAGATGGGGCTTGTGGGTAGTGCTGCATCTACGTTGAAGAGCTACCTCGTCAACTACTACAACAACATGGGCCGCTATGGCCAGCAGGCGCTCGAAGGAAAGCCCAGAGCACTGCTATATGCACTGGGCCTGCAAGGGACGCTGTATGGCGTTATGAACCTGCCGGGTATGCAGGAAGTGAATGACACTTGGGAACTGTTCAAGAAAGCCCTCCCTGATGATGCGTTCAAGCATGTCAAGGACGTGAACATCAGGAAGCTGGCTGTGGAAACCATGCCTGACTGGGCTGCCTATGGCACCATCAGCGGAGCCACTGGCGTCAACCTTTCCAACCGAGGCAACATCGCTGTGGACCAGCAGTTTGCTCTGGACGGGATGTTCCCGTTCGTGTCAGACCTGTACAAGCAGGGCTCGGCTGTGGCCAAGATGGCCATGAACCCCAACGAAACCACGGCGGCTCAGGCAGCCTATCAGGTGGCTCCTAACGGCCCCATCCAAGGGCACATCAGCCAAGGCGACAGCTTTAAGGTTGGTCAGAACGCAGATAGCACTACGACTTACCAAAAGCCCACCAAGCTTGGTGAGCATGAGTTTGACTATGCTCGCACTGATGACCAGATTGCCAAGAAGAAGCTGGGATTCACCGATCTGGAAGAGGCCCGTACCAAGGACCTGAAGTATGGCATCTCTATGGATGAGAGCGCACTCAAGGCACGTAGGGACGCCAATCTCACCAAAGCCTTCGATGCCCTGCAACGTCATGACGACAAGGACTTCGAGAAGGCTCAGGAGAACTTCATTGAGTTCCAAGGCGATCCGGACCAGTTTGTCAACGGCTTGCTGGCAGAGGCGTACAAGATGAATGTCAGCCGTGATGTTATCACAGCCATCAAGAACAATCCCACTCTCAGTGATTTGCAGAGACTCCACAAGTTGGTGGAGGCTGTAGGAAAGGTCAAGTAATGCAGCTATCTTATGCTGGTGGTAGGTTTCTAGAGGAGCGTGAGGGCTTTAAAGCCTTCGCCTATAGAGACACGAATGGCACATGGACCATTGGGTTTGGCACCACTGTGGTGGATGGCAAGCCTGTGGAGCAGGGGATGACCTGTAGCCGACCACAGGCGTCGGCATGGATGGACAGGGACACTGCCCTAGTCCAGACGGCAATTAACAAGGTTGTAAGGGTTCCCATTACGCAGAATCAATTCGATGCGTTGGTGAGCTTCGTCTACAACATTGGGATTGGGGCCTTCCTCGGGAGCACAATGCTCAAGATGATTAACGCCGCTGCCATGATTGACGCTGCTGCGCAGTTCAAACGGTGGGACAAGGAAACCATCGGAGGGAAGCTGGTAGCCAACAAAGGATTACACGCTAGACGACTATTAGAACAAAGTCTGTTCGAGAAATGAGAAAGGCCCGCGAAATGCGGGCCTTTCTGTTTTAGTGTCCTAACGTTTTCATTACCAGCCCTATATTGGCTACGGCATAGCCGAAGAACATAAGAGCCAGCCAAGGGTCAACTTGGAACTTCTCAATACTCACCCACAAGTAGGCTACCCCACAGGCGGCTACGAGTTGCCAACTCAAATGTCCACCTTCTTAAACCCCAGTCCAGTGAGCGGATCAAACTTACTGGCTATTTTCACAGACTGAAGAGGAGTCTTACCTGCTTCCATAGCTGCCATCGCAAAGTTCATTCCACTCCCAACTGCATAGAACGGCTGGTCAATAGGCAGCCACTGTGCAGGACTAGCAAAGGTGAAGATTTTCTTGTCCGCTGTCAGGACGATGAAGTCTCCACCTTTTCCACTTGGGGGTCGCTTGTATGACTCCGGGTTGGCGAACCACGAGATGATATCAGAGAACAAATCAGTATTCCCACAGAGCCCCACATAGAACTTGGTCGGGTAGACCAACGGCTGCTCAATGGGAATAATCTTTGTCTTGATCTTGAACTTCAAGCCACCACTGTGCGTAGCTTGCAGATCACAGGCAATCTGCGACTTATTAACTGCGATTGTTGTCATCAGCTTCCGCAGCTTCCGCCTTTGCCGGTGTACTCACAGACATCGATTTCTTCGTAGATCGCGTCTTTGTGCTTGAGGGCTTCTTCGTAGGGGACACTGGTGAGAGGTTGACCTCCTCTACTCCCGTCAGGATAACAGGTGAAACCACGGAGCCGAGGTGCGTACTTTGCAAGCGTCGCTGCAAACGGCCTAACGTGATCCTCGTTGTTTCCTCTACTGCCCCAATTTGGAAGGTTGATGGTACTTGAAATTGACATGTCCACGTAATCTTGAATGTCCGCTTGGAATCGAATTCGACTTTCGGGATCGCTACTGAGGTCGAGCGCGGTTTGGATTTTTTCAGGGTTTACTCCGTATTCCTTAATAAGTTGATCGGCAGTGCCGTCCACGACGAATTCATACTTCCATCGAGTGCCATCTGTCAGATAACGGCGTTTATAAGCAACAGCAAACAGAGGCTCAATGCCAGTAGTAGTGCCAGCAAGAATACCAATGCTCCCAGTCGGAGCAATGGCACGGTAAGCAACAGGTCGAGAGATAAAGAATCGGTCGCAGTGTTCGTCGGCGCTGCGCTTTGATTCGTCTCTGTAGACTTTAAGCCATTCATGTAGTTCAGGAGTTACTTCGTATTGACTGCCTTTCTTTAGAAGCCACTCATGAATCCCCATGAGGCCGAGGCCCAAGCGCCTGTTCTTTTCCCGTACCTTGTAAACTTTCTCGTATGGTAGGTCGGCCCGAAGTGTTCCACACACAAGGAATTTTGAGGAGAGATTGACGACAGATCGGAACGTTTCCAGATTCTCAATATTTCCGAGATTGACTGAGCCAAGATTACATACGTCAGAATCGTCTTCGCTTGTAACCTCTGTACAAGCGTTGCGAAGAGTTTCAAGCCATTTCTCCAAGAAGTTGAACGAGAAGCCGGGCTCCCCTGTCTTGAGGGCCTGCTCCACATTCTTGATAAAGGTGGGATTGTTCTCCAGTCCACCAGCCATGGCAGCATCGTCGTAGTTGACACTGATGTTGGTCATGTCCAGCGGAGCGGGGAAGTTGAAGTCAGTAGCCTTTAGCTCTCGGACTCGCTCGGTCCAGTTTTTGGCTGTGAGGAAGCTACCAATGTCGTCATGCTGCCAATTAAGGCTTGCATAGATAGCAGAACGACGGCTACCTCCCTGCATGACGTTTCGTCCAATTTCATTAATGGCATACATAAGGGGAATAGGTCCGCTAGCTGTTCCCCCAGTTCGTGATAGCGCTTTGCCTGCGGGTCGGAGTCGGCTGTAGTCAATTCCAATCCCCCCGCCAGTCATCAAGCATGACATAGATCGCCACGTTACAGCACTCCATTCTTCTCTGGTGTCTTCCTCCGCTCTGAGGAGGTAACAGTTATTGTAAGCCTTGTAAGGCCGTCCGGCGTAATAGAGATATCTTCCTCCGGGTAGAAACCGCATCTGCTTAATATGTTCTCCAAGCTCTCGCCTATCTCCGTCAGACATGAGCGCAGTTGTGGTCCCCCCGCGGGTCCCACATACGTCATCGACCAGCCTGTCAGCAAGATGGTCCCAGGTGTCATTAGGTCCTTGGGCGTACTTGAATCGAAAGATGTTTTCACCGAATGTATTCCTAAATCTCTTCTGCATCGTTGGGCTCCTGCGGGTGCTTCTTGTACTCGTCAATCAGACGTTGCGCTTCTTCATCTTCAATGAGCCGTTCCTGATAGCGCTTTTTGCCGCGTGCCACTTCGTTCTCGTGCTCTTTATAGTTCTTTTCTTTATTCATCAACCATCAATTCTCGGCGAATTCTCCCCTCGTACTCTTCAACCTTGTCTGCAAATGCGTCAACCAAATCATCGCTCGTAAGCTGTAGAAGTTCGAGAAGAGCTATCTCATCTACCTTGCGTAGCTTTTCCAATAGCTCTCTCCTGTCCATGTTAGTCTACAAATTCCATTTCAAGAGCCTCATACTGCTCCGAGAAAGCCTTGATAAGTTCCTCGTGCATGTGGGGGAAGGCGTCAGGAATATTGAGAACCTTAGTGGGGGTCTCGTCAAACACTTCCTGTCCGAATTCCTTCACAGCCATCTCGTAGTTGCTCTGGTTGACGAACACAATCTCGTTGGCCCAAGCCAGCAGAGTTGGCGTCAGAGGGATGAGAGCATCCCCCCAAGTGCCAGCACTGCGAGTATTGTGCCGGTGTCCATAAATGCGAGCAGCAGTGGCGCTGCGGAGTATACCCATAGAACACACGAACAATACTCTCTTGTCAGGTCCTTGATAGGGATTATTGACAACGCCCTCTCGACAAGCGCGGATTTGTTCACTGAGAGTCATTCTGTAACCTTTTGAACGTGTTTAATGTAGTCTGACAGAGTGGCAAACTTTTCCTTCCCAATTACAACCTTGTAACGGTCATCCATATCTGGGCGGGTAGCCATCATGGCAGCGAGGAACATGTTGCAACAGCCTAGGTGATAAACATGGGGTAGCCCAGACTCAGGGTCCAGGTCTTCACCCTTGTTGATGGCACCAAGATGGCGATAAGCAGCAGCAATAAGGCGAGAGTATTGAATACCACCACGCCAGTTGTGAGCAGCATACTTATTAGCACCAAACCCAAGGACCGCAGCAAGTCCCTCAATATACTCAGGATCGACAAGATCAATCGGCGGTTTGCCTGAGTCATACTTAGTTCCGGGGGCAGGTTGTTCCCATCCATCATTCTTGTAATGCTCCAAATCAATTTCACTTATCAAGGTATTTTCCTTTAAGGTAGTGGAGGGGCACTTGCACGAGGTCGAATTCCCCGTCCGAGACATTATGTAGCATGAGGACCCCACGCCAGTGCTTGTTTCCTTGTGGCCCAAGGTAATCTTCATCATGTTCATAGCAGCTACCGGCAATGATGCTAGTGAGAGTTTTTCCGTCTGCTCTGGTTCCTGTGGCAATTTGAATCCCCTGTTGGTGGCCCGCAATACAGGACATGTGTTTCTTGTTTAGCTGCAACTGCGCTGAAGAAGCGGGCCTGCCAGCAACACCAGTAACAAAATAGTGACTGTAGGCAACGCCGTCGAGAACCACCACATCCAGAAAGTCATGAACCGTCCAGCCAGCTTCTGCATAACCAAGGTCATCCGTAGATAGAACCCCATCCAGTTTTGCATCGTCATTTACTGCTCGGTTGATTCTGTATTCGTGATTACCAAGGAGGAATTCAAGACGAGGATAATAGCGCTCTCTATGTCCCCTCTTAGCTGCCGCATTATACTCTCCGAGTGGACCCATGAGGCTATCCATGCCCCGTCGGGCGGCAGCCACGTCACTTTGATACCTGCGTCCCTCAAACACCTTCTTACCCACATCGTAGCTAGAAAGAGAAGGCATATCCGCGAAATCACCAAGACAGACAATAGTATCGGGTTTCTTGTCCACGATATAATGCCCAATGGCTTGGAGGTAGGCTGTGTCATCGTCAGGTCTTAGTTGTGTGTCCGGGATTACCAAATGCTTGGTCATTGCATAT